CTGCGGTCACGGGCGCAAGCACGAGCGTCTGGGTGCCGGCGGTCAGCCTAAAGTTGGCGGTGGCTGTCGTCGTGTCGACGGCGATAGGCGCGCGCCACCACCAAACCGTAGATTCACCCTGGCGCAGTTTGCGGGTGTAGTTCGACGTATTCATTCGCCGGCACCATCAGCAGCACCCAGGTGCGTCTTGAGCGCCTTTATGCACTTCCGGTCATGCTTGCGGTCTTCGGTGCGCTGGTCGTCTTCGGCTTCGAGCCGGGCGAGCAGGGTGCGCGCTGCGGTGATGGCAGCGGCGCTCACGTGCTGCGCAGATGCCCCCGATGCTAGTGGCGCCGAGAGCCTGTGCCCGCCGATGTCGACGAAAAGGACGGGGCCGCGGTCGCCGACTCCGAGCGTCTCTCTGACCGTCAGCTCAGCCACTATGCCGCCCTCCGGTTCGCCTGCTGCACTTCAGCATCGGTCGCAAATGGTAGCCCGCTGCGCTCAGCGAACGCGCGCGAGACGGGATTGAACACGTGTCGGCAGTTGAATCCACCGCCCGATGTTAGCGGACTGTCGACGGTTTGGCCGTTGTCGAGTTCAGATATCTGCTCGGCTGTCAAGATGCGCTGCGCAAGCGTGCGACAGAAGGGTCGAGTCACGCCGTCGACGGGGCCGAGATAGGCGAAGAGCTCGGCTTCGGATTCGGCAGCGCTGACCGCCTGCACCGTGCGATTCCATCGTGCGATTTCGGTGCGCGCTTCAGTCGTCGCTCGCGCGGCATGGGTGTCTAGGGTGCGCTCCACGCGCTCGGCGACACCATCCAGGTTGGTCGCAGTGAGTGCGTCGACGGCAGCGTCGAGGATGGCGCGGCGCGTGGGCAATACCACCTGCTCCTGCCAGAACGCCTCAAGGGTTCGGTCGAGCGCGGCGCGCAGCACGGGCTCGGATGGGTCGAGCACTCCGAAGTCCTCGAAGCCTGCAGCGCGCGCCGCAGCCTCAGCCGAGCGAAGTGCGGCGACCTGTGCCGCGGTGAATGACTGAATCATGTCGCCCATACCGAGCCGCGTTAGCAGGTCTTCCATCGGAAGCTTCGACGCGTTGACGAGCAGGGCGCGCGAGTCGTCGCCGCCGGCGATGAGTGCGCGGGTGAACTCAGAGACGCGCGCGTAGAGAGTCTTGAGTTGGTTCTCGAAGGTGCGCGCCGCCATGCGCTCGATGTCGAGCGACGACGCTACGTTGTTGAGTACCGGCTTGAGCGCGGAGTCAGCCGAGCGAGCCTGCCTTCGCACGTCAGCGACGGCTTCGGAGTCTCGCTCGGCCTGGTCCACGAGAAGGACGCGGCCAGCGGTGGGTGAATCCACCGCCAACCGTCAGTCGTCCTCGAGGTCGGCAAGGATGGCGTCGAATGCCGCTCGGCTGAGCGACTGTCCATCGCGCTCGAGGCTGGCCAGGAATGCGACCGCCTCGTCCTTCTTCCGCTTCTCGCAACCGAGCGAGCGCGCAACCTTGACGAGGTCGCGCCAGTCGCCACCGGGGTAGTCCGACAGCCACTGCGGAATGATGGCGGCTGCGGGGGATGCAGCCGCCTCGGGTTCGGGTGACGGCGCAGGGTCGCCAAGTACTGACCACCGGCCAGCGTTGGCGCCCGACACCGTCGGCTTTGCGAACTCGTCGCGCGGCCACTCGCAGACTCCACCCGCCTTGACCCACGTTGACGAGCCAGGCTTAGAGCGAACTCCGCCGGCGAAGTCGGCGTGAAGGCGGATAAAGACCGGGTCACCCATCAGGGCGCGCAGTTGATGAGATTGAAGCCGAGAGTCAGGGTGGCGGGGTCGCCGTCGCCCTGCTGACCGACTCGCACCGGCTGCTCGTGCATGATCACCTCATCTTCGACGACGCGGATATCATCCTTGTCGCGCGCTCGAATCTCGAGCGAGCCGTCGCCCTTGTTGCACTTCACCATGCCGAGCGTAGTGGGCTGGCCCAGGATGGGGCCGCCACCGCCGCCGAGGATGCTGTCACCCTTGTAGAAGAAGATGACGTTGTCACCCCACACGTTGGCCTCGGCAGACGCGACACCAGGCGCGGAACCCTCGAAGCGGGCATCACCCACGACGACCTCGGAGACGCCGACGCGGGAGATGATGAGGCTTCGCAACTCGTCATCAGGCAGAGCGAAGCGGTCGTCGGTCGTGCGACCGCTGCCCGCGTACTCGGCCGGGCTCATCAGCGCGCGCCAGGCGTCGATGCCGATGATGACGCCCGTGGGCATCAGTCCGCCGGCCATGTTCGCAGCGAGGTTCGCCGCGATGCGCATATCCGTGAACTCGGTGGCACCAGCCACGCCGAACTGGAAGCCCGACGCGGCAGCGTTGAGCGCCCCCAGCCCTGCGACGGTCGAGAAGTTGGTCGCCGCCCAATTGAGCGCGGTAGTCAGGAGCACCGCCGCCTCGCGCTCTTTGTCCATCAGGCAGGCACGCAGCGCGGCGGCGGCGCCGTACGTCCGAAGGTCGAGGTTCGCGTACTGGTTCGACGAGAGGTCGGAGTAGTTCAACTGCGACTTCGAGCGAATCGGTACGCGGATGTCGTAGTCGACGTTGTCCGGGTCGAAGACAACCTGAATGCGCGCTTCGTTGCCGTCAGCGACGCGAAGGTTGTCGAACTCCTGCCCCATCAACTGCCGACGGGACATTCGCCCAATCTGGCCCTGGGCGGCGGTGCCGCCCACGTTGATGATGGTGGCAATCTGGTCGGCCTTGAAGACGTCCAGACCCTGCACCGCCATCGACACAGCGTCTTCGGCGAGTGGGAGAACCGGGGCGATATCAGCGGATGAGTAAGCCATTGTTCAGCCCCTTCCTACAACTGGCCGCGCGAGCCGATGAAGAAGACTCGGACGAGCTCCCCAGCGACTGCGACAGTGGCAATGGCACCCTCGAAGGTCGCGACGACCTCGTCGACCGCGAGCACGGTGGCCTGCAGTTGACCGATGCCAGCACCGAGGGGGTCGATGGTCAGCCGGTACTCGGTGCCGGGCGTCAGCACGCCGGCGGTAACCTGTGCCCACACCCACCCGGTTGACGGCGTGAGCCAGTCGCCAGCGGCGTAGTCGGCATCGCAAACGCCGATGTGAATCTCGGATGCGATGGTTCCGTTAGTCGACACGTCGCAGACGGGCTCACCCGCCGCGTTGTTCGCCACGCGCTGAACCACCTGGCCCCGCGTGAGTGCGACGTTGGCCCTGTAGGCCATTTCTCGGTTGGCCATCGGTCAGGCCCCCTTCGTGACGAGCAGGGCCCATGCGGCCGGGTCGCGCTGCTTGATGTCGTTCATGAACTTCTGCGGGTCGCCGCTCGCGATGCGCTCTTCGCAGAGGCGCGCGCGCTTCGTCCTGTCGTCCTCGACGCTCTCACTGGAGTTGGTGCCGTGGCGGGTCAGGTCGACCGTCGGAACGGTCAGTGCCGCCCATACGGCCGGCTGCGATTCGCGGCTGGCCCACGCCTCGGTGAGCGCCACGCGGCGGGCAGGCTCGACGCCCTTCGCCAGTAGCGCGTCGATGTCGCGGTCGCGCTCGATGTTGGTGCGCTTGGCCACCTCCGCATCGAGGGCGATGGCGAGCGCGTTGACCTTCTCGGTCAGCTGCGTCACCTCGGTGGTCTTCTCGGTGAGCGCAGCGGACTGTGCCGCCACACTCTCAGAAAGCTCGCCGTCACCCTCGAGCTCGGCGATGCGAGCCTCCGCGGCGGCGAGCGCTTCACGCAGGGTGGCAATCATGGCGTCCTTCTCCTCGGGGGAGTCGGCGGCCTGACCGTCGTCCTGCAGTTCGGCCGCATCGGCCATATTCACACCTTCCGTGCTGGTGCTCGCCTCGGCGAGCGTCACTGCTGAAATGCGGTCGGCCTGTTGAGCCGGCCGCGGAGTCAAAGTCACTGCGAGCATTTGAGCGGACGCGACCACGGGGCCGCTGTCGTCGCGTGCGTGGACGTCGCCGACGAAGAAGGACGGGGACGACCACAGGACGCCCTCCGACTCTTCGACCAGCCGCACGCCGCGCTTCGTGAGCGCCGGAACCACGACCAGCCCATCACCATCAACCCACGCGTCAACAATCTGACCGAGCGCGCCGCCCGACTCGGGGCCGACGCCGGCGTCAGGCTCTGAGAGGTGTTGCCAGTCCACAACGACGGGGTCTTCGGCTGCACGCTCGCGCATCAGTCGCGCCATGTCGTTGAGGTGGACCAGGGTCACCGCGGGCCCGACGGGCTGACCGCTCGAGCGCGCGCTGACCTGACCCACACGTAGCGTGGTGAAGGGCGTGATGCGACGCAATCCGCCCGACTCGCCGAGCGTGTAGGCCGGCGACCACGCGTTAGGCTCGAAGCACTGAACACTGGGCCCCGACAACCTCATAGCGGCATCTCAATCTGACCGCGCGGTCGTGATGCTTCGTAGATGCGGTCGGCGAGTCGCGCTGCTGCGATGGCGGGGTCGGGCGTCGCGTCCACGAGTTCGGCTGACGGCGCACCCGTTGCGGGCGTCGAGTTGAGTGCCGCGAACTCTTCGTCGGTCAGAGGTTCGGCGCCGATGGCGTCGCGCACCATGTTGACCACTGACCGATTCGCGCGCGCGCCGAGCAGGCCGGCAGCCTCAAGCGCGGGCAACGACGGCAGGGCTTCAGCGAGGCGGTCAGGCTCAAGACCGGAGTGGACCAGGCGCGGCAACTTGCAGTCGGCGGCGGCGCCAAAATTCCATCGAATGAGGTCACCGATGACGCCGGCACCGGGTCGACCAGGCCCGCCCATCACCGAGGCCACGACGTCCAGGTCATTGGCGACTACGCGCCTGAGCACCTGCTCGTGCACTTCACCGACCGAGCGCGCGCCGGTTTCGGTGATGCCGAGCCGCATCGCCTCGGTCGTGTAGTTCGCGGCGAGCTCAGCGTCGCACCAATTGATGACCGAGAGCAGGCCAGTCCAGTCCATCACGCCGGGGCCGTTGAGCGTCTTGGTCTCAATCCACGGCGGGTGCCACACCACCGACTCGTCGACCGACTGCACCCACTCCATCTGCTGGAGGTAGGCGTCGCGCAGTGCGGCTATAGCGGTGTTGATGCTGTCGCCCTCTTCGGGCTCTACGTCACCATGCGCCGCCTGGCGGTCGACTACCACCTCCACGGTAGGCGTGGACCAGCGCATGACGCCGACGCCCACGCGGTCGAGTATGTGGTGCTTGAGCTTCCACACCCACCACGCGGCACGGTCAGCGCCGACGCCCTCGAAGTTCGACCCGGTCATGTTGCGGGTGAAAAGCGCGAGCTTGTCAGCGGGGATGACGGTGCGCGGGCAGTTCGGTGGATTCTGCTGAACCGACCTCAGCGTCTGGTTCGGACCCTCATCCCAGTCGGAGTGCGCGGACGGCTCGCGGTCCTCGAAGGTGACCCACACTCGGAGCTCGCCGTCGCAGTCGCGGCCGTAGTGATAGACGCGCTCGCAGTAGCGGAAGCCAACCGGGACGTATTCGAGGATTTGCGCCAGCACCTCCTCCCACGTGCAGCCGAGGTGGCCGGCGCCACCGTCCAGGCCGAACGCTTCGTTGGCGTAGGCGGCGTAGCGCTCGCTGGCTTCGTCGCCCGGCTCGCCCGCCTCCCACTGCCACGAGGCTGAAAGCGCGGTCTGCTTTCGCACAGCCCAGGACGCAGCGAGGCGCCCATCGGTGCGGCGCATCTGGACCGATTGCTTGGCCCACTGCGACCCGGCCAGCGTCGACTGTCGCTCGTATCCGCTGATGTGACCGCCCGACCACGACGTGCCAGACTTGCCGTCAGTGCCGAGCGGCGGACGGCGCTGACCGACGCTGCCGTACCAATCCTCAGCGATGGGTTCGCGAAGCTTGACAACCTCGGCAGGGTCGGAATGGTCGGGGGCGCTCACGTGCCAGAGGGTACGGGAACGCGCGTTCAGGTGACAATAGAATGTCTAGGTGGTCGATTCGTTGACCGGTGGCATCGCCTAGCCCCTCGGCCTCCATCCGCTCGACGCAGGTCGCCACCCCGACCCCTTCGGTTTGGGTTGCGCCTGCTCTCGGTTGAAGTTGTAGAACCCAGGTGGCGCAGCGTGCGACCGGTCGAACCAGCGGAAGTTGATGGCCCAATAGCGCAGCGCATCGCACAGGTGGTCGGTCACCCCATCCTTCTTCGGCTGCTCGCCGCCCGAGTCGGGATAGCGGTAGCCGAGGATTGAGCGGCGGATGCTGCGCCCTCCGTGATGACGACCGCGCTCCCACACGTCGCGGCACACGACCAGGCGGCGTTGACCGTCGGCGCTGCACATCAGCCGGCGCAGCGTCAGGATGCCCGCGGGGATTGCGCGCCGCTCGGGCTCGTGCGTGTAGCGGATGGTCGGCACCTTCAGCGCCTTGCGAAGCTCATCCATCGACCGCTTGTTATCGTGGTCCGTGCGCGACCGGCCGGCCGGGTCGCCCGCTGCGTGTGCTATCCGCCACCCTCGAGCTTTGATGAGGTCGGCGAGCGCGTAGACGTCGACGTCATCGGGCTGGAGTTCATCAACCACCACGTCAAACCCGCGCTCCGTATCCTGGGCGATGAGCAGCACGGCGGGGTATCGTCCGAAGTCGACCGCCATCGTGATGTCGTTGTCGCGGTAGTCGTCGGGCGCAAGGTCGAGCAGGTTACCGTCGGGCCACGAGCGCGCAACAAAAGAGTCAAACACCTGCCCCTTCGGCGCGCGCGGCGTCGCGTTCACCATCGCGTCGAACTCCTCGGGTGACAGCGTGGCGCGCATCTGGTCCAGCCACCCCTTCGGCAAGTTGTGCGCGTTCGCGTCGGAGCGGGCGACCAGCACCCGCGCATCGTCGCGCTTCTCTGCAGCCTCAACCCACCACGCCCCGGCGACAGGTAGGCCGGTGCAGAGGATGACGCCGGGGTAGCCGCCGTCGCGACCGACGCGCCCCTGAATCTTCGACAGCACTTCGGGCGGCAGCGCCTGGCACTCATCGACCCACGCGTCCGCGGCGTTGATGCCCTCGAGCGGGTTCGACGTGCTCGCCCTGGTCGAGGCGCGCATGTAGTTCACCACGCGAACCTGCGAGCCGCTGCGTGGGTCGGTCCACAGCCTGCCCGCGTCGGTGTGCGTCCACCCGTCGGGCGTGAGCCACTTCTCGAAGGTGGGTAGCAGCACGCGCTCGGCGCGGCCGTACGTGTCGGTGACGGCGAGGCGCAGCGTGCCCGGTCGCGCGGCGGCAAGGACCGACTGCACGAACGCGCCGCCCGTGGTCTTGCCTGACGCCCACCCCGCCATGACCGACGTGAGCGGCGCAGCGGCGACGGTGCAGGCGGTGAGCATGTCGCGCTGTAAGTGATTGTCGAGGTTCACCCGAACATATCCATCTGCCCGGTGCGCGCGTCCGCTTCTTCGCGCGCCACCTTCGCCGCCCACGCCTGCGCACCCCGCTCGCCATGCTCCGACCACCACGCGATGCGCTGGCGGGCGATGTCGGCATACTCCGGCTCACGCTCGACGCCGATGAAGCGGAAGCCTTCGAGCGATGCCGCGATGCCCGTGGTTCCGCTGCCGCAGAACGGATCAAGGACTAGACCGCCAGGCGGCGTCACGAGGCGCACGAGCCAGCGCATGACGTCGATGGGCTTGACGGTCGGGTGACTGTTGCGTCGTGGCAGTATGCCCACGCTGCTCGCGGGGTTCGCCAGCCCGGCCGAGCCAGGCGCGCGCCCCGTGACCTCAGCGCTCGTCTTCTCGCCCGCCGTCACGCCCGCCTCGCGCTCGCCTCGCGCAGCCTTCGCGATGTAGCGGAACGACGGGAAGAAACGGGCGGCGGTGCCGGTGTCGGCGTGCGTATTGTTCGCGTCGCGTCGCCCATCAATGAACATCGACGCACCGCGATTGCGGCGCCCGTCGTCGGCGGTGAGCGCGCCCGACGACTCCCCAGACTGCGCACCCAGCACCCCAACCGCGCACCCGTCGACGCACCCCGCGCCGTTGTGGTCGCCGGGGCAGTGGGGTGAGTGGGTGAGGATGGTGTTCGGGGGCCAACGGCCCCCGCCGTCCGGTAGCCATACGGCATCGTGCCCAATGCCAGCACCCCACACCGCATTCGGCGTTGACGCGCCTGAGCGCCCGGTCATTTCTGCGACGTCGCCCGCGCTCGCACTCACCCTGCACCCGTCAACATTCAGCCCGCCTGCGCCATGCTCGAGCACATTCGCCGCGACGGTACCGTCGAGCGGTTTGCGGCATAGGAGGATGGGTTCAGCGGCAGGCTTGAGCGCGGTTCCCCAGCCTGACCACTGGCGGGCGGCGTCGGTCGCGGGTGCGCTGTACACGTACTCTGCTGTCGGCGCCGTGCGCATCGGGCAGGCGACGGCGGCGGGACTGTGCGGGCGTCGTGCGATGACCTCCCGCTCCGCGCCCGCAGCTGCGTCTATCGCCTTCGAAACGTCGAGCGACTTCGGAAATCCCGACCCATACAACCACTGCAGCGTATCCCGCACATCAAACCCCGCGAGCCGCAGCGCGATGCCCATCAGGTCCACGGTGCGCGAACCGGCGAAGGCGAGCAGGTGACCTCCAGGCTTGAGCACGCGCAGGCATTCGCGCCACACCTGCGGTCCTGGCACCCACGCGTCCCACGCACGCCCCATAAACCCCGCACCCCGCGCTTCGTGCTGGTCGCCGTCGAGCCACGACCGCAGACACGCCTCGACGTTGCGCGGCGACGTGTCGCCTAGTCCGTACGGTGGGTCGGTGACGATTGAGTCGACGCTTGCCGAGTCGAGCGAGCGCAGCACATTCAGACAGTCGCCCTCGTGAATCACTCCTCACCCCCTTCCCTCAGCGGTGCGGCGGCGACGGTGCGGGCGGTGAGCATGTCGCGCTGGAGGTGGTTGTCGAGGCTGAGGGTCAATAGTTGAGGTCCCTATAGTCGCGGAAGGCGGCATCGATGGCTGCCGGGTCGCAGGTGGCGCCGGGCGACGCGAGTGCCGGGGATGATGGGCACACCCACGAGGCGACCTCGTGCCGGGGCGGCGGCCACTCGTCCACGGCCGCCGCGTATGGCGAGCCGAAGAAGTGGGCGTCACGCTCCATGAGGTGCAGCGTGCGACTCTCGGAGCCAGCCTCCATTAGGTGATTGGAGCAGCACGGGCCCGTCTGGGCGGCGGAGAACGGCCGCACCGTGAACCACTCGCCGCAGGACCAGCACTCGACCCAATCAAGTCGGTGTTCGAAGGGCGGGCCGTCGCTCACTCCTCGCCCCCTTCCCTCAGCGCCGACAGCAGCCGCACCGCCAACGACTCAGCCTCTTCAACGTCGAGCTCCATCGCGGGGCGGTCGCTCAACCTCGCGAAGTCCTGCGGGAATCTGCGCTCGAGCAGCCACGCGTACGCCTTCCAGTCCTGCTTCTGCTTCGCGAGCGTTTGAATCTCAGCGAGCCAGCGCAGCCCGCACTTGTCGGTGGCCACCTGCGCGGAGTGGTGAAAGTCGTGGTAGACGCCCGACTCAGCCTCCCTCCCCTTCTTCAGCCACGCATAGACCGTCGACTCGTCCACCCCGATGCGAGCCGCCGCCATCTTGTACGTCCCGCCAGCCTCCACCGCCTTGACGAAGTCGGCCTGACGCTCGGGCGTGAGCTTGGTTCGCCTACCCCTCGGCATCGCGTACCTGCTCTGACTTCGCATCGAGCGCTTTCGCTATCGCGCCTTCGAGTCGTGCGTGTGTGCCAGTCGACAGCGGAAGCAACCGTACGCGGTGCGCACCATCTCTATCGCGGCGCCAAGTCGAGCAGCGCCATCGCCATGCCTGGTCGCCATCGAACGCCGCGCGCAGGCAGACTGCAGCGATGACCACTGCGCGCCTGCCGCTGGCAGTCCTTGTGTCTGTAATGTCGAAGTAGCCGTGCGGTGTGCGCTTCACTGGTTGGAGCCCGCTGGTCGGGTCGAGCCGCCATCTCCGAGCCTGGAAGGCTGGCGCATATTCATGCTCAACGGGCCTTTTGGGTATGCGCAGGCCCTCTCACACAAGTCAAGGCGCATCGCTGCGGTCATCGCCTTTGCGTAGATGTGCTTCCCTGGCGTCGCGACGCGCTCTGCGCCAACAGGTATCTGCATTTTCCTGCCCCCGAAGTTCGCGCCAGTGAAGGCGCGCTTATGTAGTCGCTTCCCGTTGAGCCTGTACTCATAACTGGCTGAAGTCATGCCGAGGTAAGTCCAGTTCGCAGCTTGGTAGATGGTGCCGACATGACCCTGGACCGGGTCAGCGTAGCTCACGACCAGTTCGACCCCTGGTGACGAGTGGCGCAGCATCCTGAGCGCCACTGATAGAATCCTGCTGACTGGCGTAACGTGCCTACGAAGCGCCACCCGCACCAACTCGACAACCTGGCCGACGCCCAATCCATAGGGCGCCCCGATTCTGTAGTTGGAGCCATGCGCGAAGATGACTGCGCCGACGAAGTCGCCTGACTCCCATACGCCGAGACAGGCGTATTTGGGCATCGGCATTGTTCTGCTGTAATGCCACTTGAGGACAGCCCGCCTGGCCGTCCTCGCAGACACCCAATCCAGGCGTAGCGTCATATGGTGCCACCGCAGTGCGGACAGCACTTCTCCTGGGGCGACAAGTCGACAGCCTCAGCGAACTCAGGTTCTATAGCGTCGAGAAGGTCATCCAGCCGCAGCGCGTCGAAGAGTTCAGGCGTGTCGTTCGCGATGCCCTCAAGCATCGAATCCAGGTCATCGGTGAAGTCGCCCGAGATGTGCGGGTTGTTCAGCGCCACGTTCAGCGCGCGCTCTTCCTTCGCTTCGATGTCGACCACCACCACGTCAGTGTCGGTGACACCCTCCGCGCCGAGCACCTTCAGCCGCTGATGACCACCCACCACGTTGCCGGTGCGCTGGTTGATGATGATAGGCTGCACCAGGCCGAACCGCGTCACCGACTCGCGCAGACCCGCGAGGGCCCGGTCGCTGATTTGCCTCGGGTTGTAGTCCGCCGGCGTCAGGTCGGCGACGGCGCGGCGCTCCACTCGTGTCGCTGGAATCATGCCGCCTCCGGTGGCGCGAACCACAAACCCCGCGTCGTGTACGTCACTGGCCACCCCTGCGCGCTGTGCGTCACCACGAGCGAACGGTGCTGGTTGTCCGGCATTGTCATGTACCCCTTCCGTCGAATTGCCCTGAGCTTGTCGTTGACGCCGTTCGTGCTGGTGATGCCCATGTGCGCGGCAATCTCGCGCCACGTCGGCGGGTGCTGATGCTCTGCGATGTGGGCGAGGATGAACTCGAGCGCCTCGGCCTGGCGGGCGGTGAGTGCGGTCATGGCCCTGCCTTGATGGCGCGAACGCAGGCCGCACATCGAGGGTCGTCGTCAGTCGCAACCGCGCCCGTGATGCGAGTGCCGCAGGCGCCCCGGGCCAGGAGTCCGTGGCGTATGGCGACCTCGGCGTGCGCGACCCTCCCGCTCCTGGTCGTCATCCAGATCACATCACCGAAACTTGACGGCTCGTCGCGGATGCGGATGGCGTCAGCGCACGGCCTACCAGCCGCGCACTCAGGGCAACCCTTCGGGCCTGCCGATGTCCAGCGCTCTTCGTCTGCGGTCAGGTCAGGCGACAGCCAGTGCCGCCCGCTGAGAAAGTCTTCCGGGTGCGACTTCACGTTTCGCCATGTCTCTTCAGTGCGGTCGTAGGCGGTCATGACGCCTGCACCCAATCTCGGCCGCAGTGGGTGCACTTGCCCGCTTCGTCGGGGCCGCACGCCACGAGACATGACATGCACTTGCCGCCCCTGAGCGGCTCCGGCACGAACCACGAGCACCAGTCGTCAGCCTCCACCGTCGGCCACACCGCCCGAGCGAAGCCGGGGCGCCTGCTCGAAGTCACCGCCCGAATGACCGGGAGCGGCGCGCGAGCTCGGCACTCCATCGACTCGTCGCCGATGGGGTGAGCGTGAACGCAGGCGCGGCATTGTCGTGGGTCGGTCAATGGACCACATCCCCCTCCTGCGACGACAGAACCTCAAGCGCCGAGCGCATCTGGTCATCAGGCACGTGCGGCGCGACGACCTCGGCGACCATCGGGCACCCGACCAGATGTGCGGCGATGAACATCTCCGACAGCATCCCGCCAGCCGACGCCGCGTGCTTCTCCAGCAGGGTGACCGCGACTGCGATGCCTGTGACGTCCAGAAAATCGGGGCACTCTTCGTCGCTACTCACACCCCGTACCCCAACTCGCGCAGCTTCATCAGCGCGTCGTCGCAGCCGTACGCCACGAAGACCACCCACCCTCTAGACTCTAGCGCCTCGAGCCATTCGCGCTGATGCGGCTCGGCCCCACTGAACCGTCCGGCCTTGTCAGTCTTCGGCTTGAGGTCGGGTCGCTTCATCTCGACGGCGACGCCGTGCGGGTCGCCCATGTCATACCCGCACGCGCAGACGGGGCCGCTGTCGTCCTCCACGTCGGGCATCGAGCCGCACTGGCCGCACAGCCACACCCCTGGCGGCGCGTCGAAGATGAGCAGGTCGGGACACCCGCGCTCCGTGCCCGCAGCCTTCGCCTTCGCTGCCTGCGCCGGCGTCAGCGGTAACCCGTTGTGCTGCGCGTTGAACCTGACGCCGTTGAGGCGCAGAACCTGCACGAGCGCCGCTTGCTCGCGCGCCTCCGGGTCATCGCGGCGGCGCCTGGATGTGGGCGCGTTCTGATTGGCGATGAGCGCTTGCCAACTCACGCCGACACCGCTCTGTGAGCTTTCGCCAGACAGGCCGAGCAGTCGACATCTACGATGCGCGTTGAGCGCTTCGCTTTCGCGCCAATCCACGCGCCGCACGCCGCGCGCTCGCCTTGGTGTATCTCGGTGTAGGTCGCGCCCCACAGCACAAAATGCGTGACC